GAGCTCTGTGTATGCGAACACACCCATTGCGACGAGGACGATCAAACTGGCGACCGTCTTCATCGGCATCTGTACTGCTGCTGACTCAGAAATTTTTAAAGCCATAAACTACTTATCTAGACCAGCTGTAAACCAATCTATAAATCTGTTCCAGATAGACTTAACTTTGTCCCATACTCTGCAACAAATATTTTTACATTTTTCAATCATTTTTTTTCTCCTCAATTTCGTAGAAAAAGTTATCGGTATCTTCAGTTTTCCAATCACTTGTATTTTCTACATTCCACTCAGATGTTTGCACTTTCCATTTAGGAATGTCATCTTTCACTGTGAATGATGGTATATCCCATATACATCTGTTATTAGGTTGTGCTGCATAATTCCCGTCATCGAGAGCTATGATGTGAGCACATTTATGCTCGTGCGGTATCTCTGAGTGATCCGTATCTAATATATTAGGCTCTGGATGAGCAAAGTCAACCGTAAATAAGTATTTACCAGGGTGCCATTTCTTGTCTTTTCCTATGTATTTACCGGCTTGTCCTTCTAAGATATCCCAATTAGTAACAGCAGGATAGTAACTAAAACAATTCCATAACTGTAACTCATCCAGTCTACGCCTAGGAACGTCCTCTGGTTTAAAGCCTCTTTGAATGAACGCAGATATCGGGAGACGATAGAAGACAGCTCCATTTTCCATAATACAATGAAAAAGTATACTGTGCCCCGTAAGAGACGAAATACCAAATATAATACAGTCTTCAACTTCACCATGATGTTTTTTAAGATCAAATAAATATTCTCTTTTAATTTGAGCATATGTTACCGGAATATTCGCGTTTAGATAAGCCATAAATCATTTAGCCTGTCCCCAATTAATACCGTTCTTATAACTTACTTTGTTCTTAATTAATAAAGGAATAGCTTCTTCCATAGTTTTTTTAATTAATCCTGCATCTGTATCATTTTTTACAGAAATGCACAATTCATCATGAATCTGTATGTGAGGTAAAATGCCCTGCTCATATAAATCTACCATGGCCTGTTTTGTCATGTCAGCAGCTGAACCTTGAACTAATTTATTCAAAGCTTTGTATGTAAATGCTGGAGTATAGTAGTAATGAAAGTTTTTTAATTCTGGATCTGCCTTCCTTTCTTCATCTACAAGTTCTGCTTTATAAGCTGTGACAGCTTCCTCATATGTAAGAAGTGGAACGGTATCAAATTTACGTATTTTGTTATTCCATTTTTTATTTGTAGTTTCCCATTTGTTAAATCTACAAAATCTATCTCCTAAAGTAAACAAAAGCCCCTGTAATTTAGCAAACTCAATTAATTCCTCTGAAAGTTTTTTTACAAAAGGAACATACTCATGATATCTTTTAAAAAGATCTTGAGCTTCAAATCTATCTAATCCTAATTCGGCTTGTAGTTTAAATTTACCCATACCATAAAATAATCCAAGATTAATAGTTTTAGCTTGTGTTCTTGAAATTTTTGCCATATTTGCTACCACTTGATGAAAATCAGAATCCTCATCTTCTTCATAAGATTTTTTAATTTTATAAATACTATTTATTATATCTGTGTAATAAGGGTTTTTAAGTTTTTCTGGAACATCTTCTTGTAAAAACTCAGGATCATTTGTTAAAATTTTTATTGCATAATGTACAACGATCCGTGGTTCTTGTTGCGAGTAATCAAAACTTCCCCACTTGCACCCTTCTTCAGGTAAAAACATTTCTCTCATTTTTTTACCAAAAAATCCTTTTGATGGTATTTGTTGTAAATTAGGATTAGACATAGAAAATCTTCCTGTAATTGTACCACCTTGATCAGATCTAATTTGATTTATATCTGCATGTATTCTACCTTCATGTACATAACTTAATAGACCTTCTACAAAAGTATTTAAATTTTTATCTGCTTCTCTAGCTTTTGCTACCATTCTTAACAAAGGTTCTTTGTGTTTTATTAAATAATCTTTTGGTAATTTAGGAGTTGTAGATTTTATTATTTGTGTTTGAGGTTTACCGTTTTTATCAAGAATTTTATTACCTTCTTTATCTTTTAATTCTTTTTCCCTATCTTTTGTTTTTTCGTAATCATCTACTTTTAAAAAATGTAACAACTCTTTAATGGAAGACGCTGCCCAAAGCTGTATATCTATTCCTGTTTTATTTTTTATAATTTTTATTATTTTATTTTTTCTACGAATCAAAAAACCCTTGAATTCATTAGCTTTTTGGACATCTATTCTAACTCCTTTGAATTTCATGTCAACCAAACAAGGAAATAATTTTGTTTCTAAATCAAAAATATTTTGCAAGCTTTTTTGTTTCTCTTCATATATAATTTCTTTTAATTTTTTTTCAAAAATATTCCACAGTCTTAAAGTTAAACTAACATCTTGTTCAGCATAATCTTTTACTAAACTATAAGGAAGTTTATGCATATTAGACATAGGGTCTTTTATTCCATGATCAGATAAAGATCGTTCTGTTAAGTCCCATTTGTATTTTGTATCTTGTAAATAATCTTTACTAATTGCATCTAAAGAATACTTCATTCTATTTTCATCAATAACTGATGCTGCAATCATAGTATCTAATAAAGGTCCTTTAGGCATTTTCCCTGTTGCAGATCTTATCCAACATACATCGTACATTGCATTGTGAAATACTTTTTTTATCTTTTCATTTTGAAAAATTAAATTGTTTAATTTAAACCAAGTTTCTTTTGGATCTAAATTAGATGTCATCGCATGTTGTATTGGAAAATATAAAGTTTGTTTATGTGTAGCTACTGCTATACCAGTAACAAAACCATTTTTCACTACAGCTCCAGATCCTTTTTTCTTTAAATCTGGATCATAAGTTTCTAAGTCAATGGCAACAGTGTCTATTCCTTTTAAATCAAGATCTTCAATCTCTGGTACAGTGCACATTATTTATAATCTCTCTCTATTATCATTTCTATATAATGCATAGCTTTCTCAAGATCTTCTTTCCCATTTTTTTGAGAATGCCTACATATATATTTTATAGCATTGCCCTCTGCAAAAAGCAACTTGTTGTCATTTACAAACTTACTTGGTTGAATCGCAAACTTTTTATAGTGAGATCCCGCAATTTGTTTATCGTACGTACTCATTTTTTCTTCCTAGCTCCCTTCCTGTTTGTGTCCTTAAAACCCATAAATCGTTCTTACCCCTGCTACACCCCACATATGCTAGATAAAGCTGCTCAAAATAGGGCTCAGGCCTTGTAATCGATAGATCTATGATGACATTATCTCTAGTAATACCCTTTACTGTATGAAAATTACCATATTCTATCTTAGCTTTTTGGTTTAAGTTGTTGTTATTAATTACGTTTCTAATATACATAACTCTCTCTTTAAATTTTAATTGAGCTTCGTCTCCTTTTACTTTTTTACAAAGATTGTAAAAATCTGTAGTGCTAACAATCAAAGAAGATAGATAGCCTAAATTAACAAACTCTTGAAATGTATAGTTTTTGTTAATCATTTTTTTAAAAATTCTAGAATCTTTTAGTTTAAAATCTTTATCCATGTGCTTCCAATAACATTTAATTTGATCCAAAGATTGTGAAACTCCTTTTAAAAATAAAGGCCAAGAATAATGACAGTTGATTTCTGCATCAGATACTTTTTGATAACCCCCTACAAGAGAGTATTTAAATCCATATTTATGTAAAAAAGGCATTATCCATTGTTTTGATTTTTCTGTTCTAAAAGTAAATAAAAAAGATTCATCACTATTATTTATTTTACTTAATAAATTATTTAACTCTTCTGAGCCTTGTAAATTTGGTAGCATACTTACACTGCCTTTTACTTTTGTTGGAGACCAAACTCTTTTATAATCGTAGTGATCCCAAATAGGTTTTATTATTTTTTTACAATATTCATTTATAGCTTCACTACATCTAAAACCGTTTTCTAATTCTACATAAGGAGTCCTAGCTAATGTTTCAAACAACTCTGGATTAGATCCAGAAAATTTAAAAATAGTTTGATTAGGGTCACCTACAAAATATAAATGACCGTCCTTAATATGCTCTGACATTTTTTCAATAGCTGTTAATTGAGGAACATTACTATCTTGGGCTTCATCTACTATTAAAGCGTCTATGATGTGAGGTTTTTTACTTCTATTAAAACTATCTATCATATCATTATAGTCTTGAATTAAGTTCTCTTCTTTCCATTTTTCATAATCTTTTTTAATTTTAAGTATTTGATGGTTGTTATAAGGTTTATAAGCTTCCAAAGGAGCTTCTGTAGTGTTCCAATGCTCTGTTATAGTTAAACCACGTCCGTGTGCTTCGCTGATACATCTAAAGACAGGATGC